CCTGTAACAGGGTTAAAAAAACAAGGAAAAAAACGTTTAGCTAGAGCATTAAAGAAACCATTAAAAAGGAGAAAGAAATGACAGAAATGATCATAAAACTTGATTTGGATATGACGGAAAGAGAACTTTTAAAAGAGTTTTCTAAACGTTGTAAAGATCTAGAAAATAAAATTAGTGATAAACATGTCTATAATGTGGTTATGGATAAAAAAGAAACATATGACCCTAAAGAATTGTTTTTTGGCATTACCTCATTAGAGAGAGATATAAGAATTTGTAAGAATTTTTTAAAAGAGATACATACCGTTATTGATGCCTATCACCGAGAAAATGACATAGGATCAAAAGGAAACGTACATTGAAAACAGAAACCATTAAAAAGGAGAAAGAAATGAGAACTGAACACGTAAAATGCAAAGATGGATTTGGAGTTGATATAATTCAACCCATTAGATATGCAAAACAACAATATAATAATCGAGCTCTGACTAAAGAGACTTTTATTCCACGCGTCTTTAAGGACAAGAATAAAAGCTTCTGGCTGAACCGATTGTTGCAATTTATTTCTAACGCAAGTGATGATGTAAATACCAAAAGGCGTGTAACATTCAAGATGGGGCCTACTACTTACAAGATGACTAATCGCAAAGATCTTATGATTGGATTTTATAAAAGATTATCATCCAGAAGAAATATTGTATTTCCGGATGTTCCAAGCGTAAGTGCGATTGTTACAAGATCTGGCCCTTTGCGTAAGACTGAAAAGAGCAAGAGCTGCTATGTGTGCAGAAAACTTAAACCTAATCGTATGTTCTATCAAAGAAAGAACGGAACATATTTTTCTGGTTGCATTCCTTGTCAGAAATCAATCCGACAAAGATACAAAGATAAGAGAGGTCTATAATGGAAAAAATTAATCTAGGATTTGTCGCAGTGGATAGCGGTCAGTTGATGATAACTGATCCTTGTCGAATTGACGAATATTGGCATAATGGGGAGGACTTTGACTCCAAGTCAAAGGCTACCGCCTTCAGTTATAATGATGTTTGCCAAAAAACTTTGAAAGGAGTTAGTTCGAGTAATTTTCCACGTTCTAAGTCACAAGGCCTAGTTGTTCATATTTGTAGTGGACACGGAGATGGTCTGTATCAAGCGTGGGGACACAAGGACGAAACAGGAAGAATAGTCAAGGTCGAGATTGATATGCAAAATCTGGACACAAGAATCAAAAAGGACTAGACTTCAATGGTGAAGGAGATTTGTGCAACATTACTGGCGTTATGTAATACGTTCTTAAATGGTTTCGATTTTAATTACACCGATAACAAACAAGAACTATTTGTAAGAGGAATTACAGAATGCACCATTATTGTAAATCAAGCACTTCCTCCACCATCCAGAGTGCCTGTGCTCATAAGCGTAGCACAGGCTATTCTGGAATCAGACTGGGGCAAAAGCCGTTTCGCCAAAGAAGCCAATAATTTTTATGGCATCATTGAAACAGATGACACAGAGCCTCACATTAAATCGTTAAACTCCAGTGTCTTACTTAAAAGATATGGAAGAAAATGTGAATCCGTCACGGACTACATAGAACTTTTAAACCAAGGAACAAATTTTCAAGAATTCAGAGAAGAAAGAATCAGAGAAGTAATGGTTACAAGAGAAGTGGACTATGATAAACTGGCTGAAAGTTTAAGGCTTTATGCAACAGATCCATTTTACGTGGAGAAATTAAAAGAAATTATTTTCTTACTGCAGGAAGAATATTTTAGGGGGTAGAAATGATTACAAATATTTTACTAGGATTAATTTTATTAGTATTGTGTGTTATTCTATGGGTTGCAATAGCATACGGAAACAATCTTTTCGAGAAAGGAGACAAATAATGTATTGGTTAATGGATAAAATCGCCAGATTATTAAAACAACTTACTTCTTAAGGGGTTTAGTTGACTTAACATCATCAACAGTGATGTGATCTATGAGAGGGGCGTGAAAATCAACTATTTCTTTAAGTCGCGCCTCCACTTCCTTCCTACTCATACTATCAATCGTTCCGTGCAATACCGTTGAAACTTTTTCATGCAGTCCTGCGGCTTGACCTCGGATTTTTTCCGCATTCACAGCGGCAGACCAATGACCACTGTCTTTGGCCCCTTCCCTTAATTCCTTTAGGTCACGCATATGTACTGACAAATTAGTTTCATTTTTCTTTTGTTGCTCTTCCCTGAGCTCCTTGATGTAAGACACTACCTTCGGATACATAATAGGATTCTGAAGTTGATAGGAAACTTGCCGTGCTACTTTCTCTGAATATCCTGCTTGGCGGGCTGCTTCTGCTCCAGTAACTTTACCCTCTCCAAACACCAAGTTATGTGAATAGCGCAGTTGCATTGGTGTGAGCTTCTCAGTCTTTTTATACTTAGGCATTGATTTGTTCTTGATGAATTTTTTCTAGTTGTTCCATAGTATCACAATAATAACAGGAAATATAATCATAGTCTAAATATTTGGCGATTACACAGCGTTGCATTCCATAAATAACTTTATTGGTATAAATTAAAACAGGATGCTTCAATCCATTTAAACTAATATCCTTACTCAGCTTCCTCACGGATTCAGCAAGAGGAGTTTTAATGACAGCTCCTTCGTTGGAAATCAAACACCTCACCATATCAAACCATTCAATACCCTTCAGATCTATGATAAGTGAAACATCATAAAGTTCCGGATACGTAATAACTTTAGATACCAATTTTTTGGTGTCGCTCAAAATGCCTTTCCAAAGCTGATTTTTTATCTTCAGCCTGGCAGATAAGATCCAGTAATTTATCAATCTCTTCCAGGTGTTGAGGGTGTTCCCCAATTCCTACAGGATGTTCAAAATAAATTCTAATTCGGGCTTTTGCGTCACTAATTACTGCCTCGTATTTCAGTGATAATGCATTATACAGTTCCTGGGGTAATGTTTTCAAAAAAATCTCCTATATAGTTATGTGTAGGCAATTTTATATTTTTATTGCAGTATTTCAATGAAAAGTGAAATGTGTTGTTGAATATGTTGAATGAGAATAATAGTCATTCAACAGTTCATTTGTTGGTATAAATGACAGAATATATATATTATTTAGTGGTGTTGAATGAGTTGAATGATATTTTCAAATATTAAAAAATATTTTATAAAATATATCTGACATAACTATATAGAGAAATATTTTGACATTAGATATCATACCAATAACTATCAGGGCTGCCAATGAGTTCGTGGAACAGCATCATCGGCATAATAAAAAAGTCCAAGGCGCGCGGTTCGCGGTCGGCTGTCTCAGTAATCCCGTAAATACTTTTCGGGATACTTTGGTGGCAGTCGCCATCGTCGGCAGACCCGTGGCGAGGAAGCTGGATAACGGCCTGACGGCCGAAATCACGAGGCTTTGCGCGAGTCCCGGAGCCCCCAAGAACGCGTGCAGCTTCCTGTACGGTCGCTGCTGGCGGATCTGGCAGCAGATGGGGGGAAAGCGGATGATAACCTACACCTTCCGGAAGGAGGCCGGAGGATCCATTCGCGCCACCGGGTGGCGCATGATCGGGGCCACCAGGGGATTCGGGGATCATCTCAAGGGCTGGCGGACGAGGCCTAACAGGGAGAAGCAGGAAAATGTCAAGGAACCAAAATATCGGTGGGAAATTACAAAAAAATAGGATAAAAAGAAGGCCTAATCCCGTGGCGAGGGATTTGTTCACGCCCAGGTATAAACCCCGGGTGGTGAAGAATAAAAAGAAATACAGGAGGGTTGATGTCGACAAAAGGGTTGAACCAATTGAAGAGGCCTGACTTATTTTCCTCCGAGGCTCAAACTCAATCCTTATTCATAACGACTCCTTGCTTTGGGAACCTTGTCACAGTGGATTTCATGCAGTCCATGATTAACGTGCAGTCGTGGGCCGCGGAAAAATATATTCCTCTCCGCCAATACTGGCTGGGCCAGAACGCCATCATCACCGAAGCGCGAAACAGGTGCGTGGCGGAATTCCTCAATGACAACGATCATTACTCTCATTTACTCTTCGTCGACGCTGACGTTGCCTTTGGAGTGGAGACTCTGGAAAAGATGCTGGAGGCGGACAAGGATGTGATTGTCGCGCCCTATCCGAACAAGCGAATGGATTGGGCGTGGCAGGAGTTTCGCGTCACCAATGATCCCGAGGCGGATTATTCAATGGCGGGACTGACGTACAACGTGGTGTTCGAGAACCAGGACAACGGAAAGAGCACCATTCAGCCTGATGAAAAGGGCCTTCTCCGGGTGAGAAGGGCGCCGACGGGAATGATGCTGATTAAGAGGGAGGTCTTTGAGCGCTTGATCGGAGCGCCTTATCCCTGCCGGGTCAAGCCCTACAGGGACGTGAAGGAGACTAAAAACATGTATGGATTCTTTGACGTGATGACCTTGAAGTCCAATCATCGCCTCGGGGAGGATTTCGCCTTTTGCGAACGCGTCCTCGCCGCGGGCCGCGAGATCTGGGTCTTGTGCACAGCCAACATGCGTCACGAGGGCGCATCGAAGTTCACGGGAAACTTCCAGGAGCAGATCAAGACGATAGCAATGCTGCGCAAAAACGATGACTTAGAGGGAGGAATAAAGGAAATGGAAGAAAAAGGTGTGCCTTGGACAGTCAAGAAAAAATAGATCATTTTTACTTCACCATTCAAGGATGGTTTAACTATCACGATGTTTATGATATGGCTCTGTCATGGTTTGGAGACGAATCACATTTCGTGGAAATTGGAAGCTGGAAAGGACGGAGCTCGGCGTACATGGCGACGAACATTCATAACTCGGGAAAGAAAATCAGATTCGACTGCGTGGACACCTGGAAGGGGTCCTGGGAGCATCACCTGAGCGATGAGGACGTGGACAAGCACTTTCCTGATGAAGGCTCCCGGTGGCAGATGAAAAATTTAAAGAAGAAGGATTTATTCGGGCAGTTCACCAGGAACATCAAGCCCGTCAGGCACGTCATCACTCCCGTCAAGATGACGAGCGTGAAGGCGGCCAAGCGGTACGATGACAAGTCCCTTGACTTTGTCTTTATGGACGGAGCGCACGATGAGAAGAACGTGTATCAGGATATTAGCGCCTGGATGCCGAAGTTGAAGGACACGGGCGTCATCGCCGGTGATGATTTTCTTCAGCAGGGCGTTCGCCTGGGCCTGAAGAAATACGCGGCAGAGCACGGGGACTTCGAGATGTCCTTCGGGGCTAACATCATGACGTGTTGGATCCGAGTGAACGAGAAAACCAAGCAACATTGGAGGACACCATTGACATGATTAACGTACAAGCGAAAATAGAATATTTGTTTCCCGTTCCCATCTGCAAGGTGGAGCTGCCGGATGACGTGATGGTCAAGCTGGAACTGGAGACGAACGAGATTCTACACGAAAAAAAAGAAGACCACGCTGACCAGTTGGCGGGGAAAATTTATGAAGGCGAACAGATTGCCGTTCCGCGCAAGGGATTTATGAAAATGTTCATCGACACGGGAATTATTGCCGCGTGCGAAGGGTACGTGAAGGCGAGTACGATTCTGGATGGACGGGGAATAAAGATGTGGAAGGATTTTGATCTGACGTTTCAAAAAGCCTGGGTCGTCTCCCAGTATGCGGGGGACTATAACCCTGTTCATACCCACAGCGGAACCTTGTCAGGCGTTATTTACATTAAAGTCCCTGAACAGATTAACAAGGATTCGGAGCCTGACGGCTGGCTGACATTTCACAATAACCGGGAGTATGATGCAATGACATTGCGTTTCGGGATGACGAACAACAAGATGCCCGAGCGGGGGCATATGTACATCTTTCCCGCGTGGCTCGCGCATTCGGTGATGCCGTTTCGAGGACCAGGGGAGAGGCGATCAATGGCCTTTAACGTGCATGCAATTCCCACAGGCAAGTCTGGTGACAACACTTTTACAATAAACAATTAAGTTTATTGTTTAAATAAGAAAGGTTTTATTATGAAACTAACAAAAAAAGAGCCCACTGCCGCTGGTCAAATGATGTTCGCCAGCTTGGCGATGCAATTCAATCTCAAGGATGAGCACCCACAGCTGCGGAAATCAGTTTTACAAGAAATAGAAAAATGGATTAAAAAAGCTCCTGGTATTACCAGGTCCAATATGGGCGGCTGGCATTCTAAAACGACTCATACGGGTCCTTTGGGAAAGTTAACTAAAATAATTGCTGAAGAGTACGCTCCTATTTATGGAAAGGCGATGGGATGGCAGCTTAAGGATAGAAAATTTTTTTCGGAAGGCGGCGCGTGGGCCAATGTGAATCCGCAGGGAGGATCGAATAACACGCACGTGCATGGAAACTGCGTTCTTGCCGCATGTTATTACGTCCAGACGCACGGAGCGGACCACGGAGGAGCTCTTGTTTTTTGCGATCCGCGTCCAGGAGCCGTTCAATATCATCCATTGATCAAGGAGCCTAATTACATTAACGCCCAGAACATTGAACGTTTTCCTAATGATCACGATTTATTATTATTTCCCGGCTGGCTTCCGCACCGAGTAGCCTTGAATAAAAGCAAGAAAAGAAGAATATCCGTCGCTGTTAATTTCAACGTTGGAATTATAAAATGAACTTCCCCCTGGTTAAGATCACGTGGCTGGACGCCACGGACATTGAAACAGGATGGCTGTCGCTGCAAGAAATAAAAGATAAAACACTGGTGAGCGTGGAAAGTGTTGGATGGATTGTGGAAGAGAGTGAAGAGAAGTTGACGTTGATTGCCTGCTGGGATGAGAGTGATCAGAACGGCGGTCGGGGCGTTGTCATTCCCAGGGCCTGGATAGTGAATCGAAAAAAATTAGAAATGTGTCAAGAAGAGCGGTCGGGGCGTTGTCCATTCCCAAGCCCTGGATAGTAAAGTGACACCTTTTCCTGATAAGAAATATAACATCATCTACGCTGATCCTGCGTGGCAGTACAAAGAAAACTGGGGTAATGGTAGTAACGAACACACTTATTCCACAATGAAAACAGATGATATAAAAAATCTACCTGTTAAAAATATTACAAATGATAAGGCACATTTATATTTATGGGTTACAAATCCATTTCTAAAAGAAGGAATAGAAGTTTGCGAGTCTTGGGGGTTTGAATACAAAACACTTATTAC